TGAATGCTGTACATCTTCTACATCTGATTGTGAATACTTAGTATTTAACTATGTATTCAATGCATATTCTGATAATGGCCATTGATTATGAACATCTGTGATACTATTTGAAAGAAGAACTATCCAATCATAATCAGATCTACCATATAATTCATCAGCCACATTATCTGGTCTATCATCACCTCTTATGAAATAGTCTTGTATCGCTAAGATTGAATCCAATACTTCTGTTCTGAGCTCTCCTCTCAAGAAAAGATTTTTGACTAAAGTATAGTCGAAAGAAGAGTTACTATCTGGGCTGATAGTTGGATAATTTAAATCTGGTATAAGTGAAAAATACATTTTAGTAACCTACGTCGTCTAAACCATCTGATTCAATATAATCATTCTGATAAATTGGAACCAATTCAGTAAATTGAAGTTGAAGTATCATACCAATTGGTTGAGATTTTACATTAGGATCATCAACACTTTGCCATTGTTTGGATGGAGTATATGTTATATTCATACCTGTCAAAGCAGACTTTTTCATTTTAAAAACTGATTTTAAATCCTGTTTGTTATTCAAAAATTGAACAAAGAATGTATTTGGAGCAAAAACAATGGTTCCATTTTCTGAAGATGTTCCACTTGCATCAATACTACTTCCTTGAGCGGGAGCAGAATTTTGTTTAAAAAATCTAATTATTTTTCTTACAGTTGTTGCTTCTGTATCAGACCTTGGGAAAAATGTCCATTCAAAACTAAACTGTCTCATTTTTACTCCTCTAAAGAGAAGTTCTGCATTTGGATTGCCAATAGTTCCCGTAGTTCTTGCTAAAAAGTCTTCGGGAGAAACATCAATTAATCCTGCAGTAGAAAGTCTTACCGCATCCAATCCAAACTTTGCAATAAGTTGAGATTTGAGTGCAGGATCTGTTATTGCACCTGCAATAACTTCACTTAAATTATTTCCTATACTTCCTGATGATAATGCTTGAAGACCGACTTGAGTTATTGGATTCATCGCAGATTGTCCCCAAGTAGCTTCATTTACGTCAGATAATTTATTGGGCATTGGTAATATTACTGACCCTATATATTTTTCAGTTCCAGGTTGTGCAGCTTTTTTAGCTCCAGCATTATTTGCACTAATCAACCCAGTTTTCAATATATTAGTAACAGAAGTTCCAGCACCTACGAATACGTTAGTGTTTGGTGGATCATATTTCACAGCTGTTATTTTGCAATAATCTTGACCACTATTTGAACCTTTAACTTGGTCATTTTCTGGTATTAATAGATCTTCTGGATAAATGAAAGTTTTTTCACTTTTATATAATTCATCTAATGCATTTTTTTTATTAGTAATACTTGCTAAAGTTTTGAATCCACCAATATCGAATCCTCCAATTTGTGTTAGAAGAACTGTAGGATCATATTGTGCATTGGTTGGAGCTTGTTGAGTATTTGTTGGTGAATTACTCGTATATTTATTTTGAGCGCTTGGATCAAATGTTGGATCCCAATTAGTATTAGCTGCTAATGCATTTCCTTTCGTTATATCTACAGACTTTAATGAAGATATAACAGCTTGTTTTGCTTCTGAAGATTTGATAACATTAGAATTTAAATTTGGATCTAGGACAGTAGTTCCTTGGTATAAAGCAACTACAGTAGGAGGATCTTTACTATAGTCATACTCTATAGAGTAATCTGATCTTCCAGAATAAGTGAATTGTTGTGTCTTTCTTTTGCTCATCTTGAAGACCCCCAGACCTTATGTTTTGGATATTTTACGCCTCTATTATCCACAAAAACTTCTGCTGGTAAAGATGAAACACCAACCCAGTCCTCTTCAGGCACAGATAAAAATTGACTTTGAACTCCAGCAAAAAGATATCTATGCAAAGTTTGATTAGGGGCTACTACAGTTTCTTTTTTATTTAGAAGAGTTTTTGCTAATCCAGACCTAATATTTGGATTTAGATAATGTAGATTAATTCCAAGAAAATCATTTGGATTTATTTCAACAACATATACTAAAGGATATGCATCATAATATAAATTTTTTCCAATGGGCATGTACGAAAACATGAATAACCCACCAACACGAAGACCTTTTTCATCAAAATCATTCATGTCTGGTTTTTGAACTTTCATAAGTTCATTCATGGTTTCATTTACAAACCATGAAGAACTTTTATTTTTTCCTTTTGACCTATTTTTAATGGAGTCTGAAATTATCATATTCCTAGATCGTCTTCTGTTAGTATTTTAAATTCCCAAAGTTTATCTTCACAAAATTCTTTTGCTGCATCCCATTTTGCTTGATTCACTCCCCAAGTATAAACTTCATTCACCCATTCCTTAGTTTTTTTGGTTGGGTTTTTCTTTGGTTCTTTAACTTGTTTTTTGGGTTTAATTTCTATGATATATGTTTTAATCGATCCACTCTTTTCTTTTACTCGAATAAAGAAATCTGGATAATAACGATGCCATCGGTTGTCAATGGGAGATTTGTATGGTATGATTATTTCTTCACTTCCCCATTCAAGAACATTTTGGTTTAAATCACAATAAACCATAAATTTTCTTTCCCACAGAGATCTATAAATTATATTTCTAGAATCTCCTTTGTACTTTTTAGGGTTTGACGGGTAAAATCTTCCCTTATAAGCCATTATACATAATATAGGTACTATTAACTTATTTAGTTGCTATGGCAACAGTCAAAAAAATATCAGAAATTAAAGATTTATTTTCCAGAGTTTCTTCTCCAGCAAAGTTTGAACTTTCATTTGTTTGCCCTGATAATCTTTTAGTTTATGCTGGATTGACCAGTATTGATGAAAAAAATATTTCTCTCTTATGTCAAGATGTTCAACTTCCAGGATCATCATTTGCGACCTTAGAAAAGCTTGGAGATCGTCAAGGTGTAAGAGAAATTTTTGCACAACAAAGAGTTTTTGATCCCATTCAATGCAATTTTATTGTAGATTCAAACCATAAGGTTTTGAAATTATTCAATGATTGGTTAAACTCAATACAACCTTTAAGTGGTGACGTTAATGAAGGAATAACAAATAATTATATGAAGTTTAGATATCCCAAAACGTATTGGGCTAAAAGTCTAAAGGTAATCAAATTTGAAAAAGATTATCGTTTGACATCAGACAAACCATCATCAGAAACAACATATAATTTTATCAATGCTTGGCCAACTAAAATTGATGCATCACCTGTAAGTTATAATGCGATGGATCAATTACTTTATTGTTCAGTTACGTTTGCTTATAATCGTTTCTATATCACCTAAATACAGAAAAATATTGAAATATTATGCCTTTACCAATTATTGCGACTCCAACTTATGAACTTGAGTTGCCTTCTACAGGAAAGACAATTAAATACAGACCATTTGTAGTCAAAGAAGAAAAAATTCTAATTCTTGCTTTGGAATCAAATGATGTGAAACAGATGAATAGATCTGTTAAAGATGTAATCAAAAGTTGCATCTTAACAAAAGGTATCAAAGTTGAAGAACTTCCTGTTTTTGATATTGAATATTTGTTTTTGAATATTCGTGCAAAGTCAATTGGAGAATCAATTGAAATGATTGTGACATGCACTGACGATAATGAGACCAGAGTTCCAGTTAAAGTTTTTGTGGATGAAATTAAAGTCCATAAAGATCCAAAACATTCTAAAGAAATCAGATTGAATGAGGACTATGGTCTATTGATGAAGTATCCATCTTTAGATCAGTTTATTGATAACAACTTTGTTTCTGGTGAAAATTCTGCAGAATCAATTGAGACATCCTTTAAAGTTATTGCTTCATGTATCGATAGTATTTTCTCAAAAGATGAATCTTGGACATCAAAAGATTTTTCTACAAAAGAATTAATTGAATGGGTAGAGAAGTTAGATTCAAAAGCATATAAGAAAATTGAAGAATTTTTTAGAACTATGCCAAAACTTTCTCATACATTTACAGTAACAAATCCAAATACGGGAAAAGATACTGTTGTAACGTTGGAGGGATTATCCGATTTTTTCGACTAGGAATATCCAGAGAAGATCTGGAAGCCTACTATAGAATTAATTTTTCATTAATGCAATATCATAAGTATAGTCTCACTGAATTGGAAGAAATGATTCCTTGGGAAAGAGAAATTTATCTCGAATTACTTAAACAGTATATTGAAGAAGAAAAATTAAAACAACAACAGGCAAATGGCTAAATTAAACGCAGCAAGTTTCTTTGGAACAAATATACAATCACAGAACATTGTGTCTGAAGGATCTTCTGCGACTCAAACAGCTCCCACTTCTTCTTTTAATTCATCACAACTGATACAAATAATTAAAGAGTATCAGAGTATCTTAACTGATAATAGAGAAAGAACCAAAGTTGATGTTTCTCTAATGAGTTCTATTCGTGAGTTAATGTCAAGTATGAGTTTGATAACTTCAAACTTAAACTCACTAAAGAAAACAGTAGTAGATCACCTGAAATCTCACAGTTCTTTATTGAGAACAAAGAAACCAAAACCATCATATTCTTCTGATACTGAAACTGATAGACCAGGAGGATGGTCAAAATCTCCAGAAAGAGTTTCTTCACTATCATCTCCACTTGGAGATATGTCTAAAACTGCTGGTTTAATTGCGGCCGCAACTGCAGGAATCACTGCTGCAATTGGATCACTTCAATTTGGTGACGGGTCAAACGGTGATGCTCCAGATGTTTCTTCCGCACCAGGAGAACAAAAACTTGCTGCTTTTATTGCAACAATTGAAGCAAGTGGAGATCAAAATCAAGCAGATGTGCTTCAAAGCATGTACAATAGAGCAGGTCAAAATTATAGTGGTTATGGTGGATTATTTGGACAATTAACAGCTCCTAATCAATATTCTCCACTTTCAGCAGCAATTCATGGAACTACGGATCCTGCTGCTCAAAGAAAATTTGGGCCTGTTGCAAACAAACTAGGAAAAACTCCATCTGAAAGAATTGAAAAATTAAGAGAAATCATATCTAAACCAGATGCATTAAATCAACTTCAAACTTTATTTGGTGATGGAAGTGCATCAAATGCTGCAATCATATTAGATGATGCATTGAAAGGTGGCACATTATCTAAAAAATCAAAAGATTTTATTAAAGGTAGAACTGATTTTGGTGACAAACCAGGAAACGGAGGAGCTTCAGGTCAAACAATAAATCGTGGCCGAGGTGGAAATTATTTTGGAGAAAATGGATCAAATATTCCCGCTAGCCCGCCTCCCGCATCCCCCAATAATTTACAAGCTTCTGCAGCCCCAGATCCAAGTGGAGAGGATATAAGAGTTGCATTGAGTCCAACTTCACCTTCAACCGCTGAAGTTAAACCACCAGAAAAAAGAATGGTTCCTGATCTTGCAATGGATCCAACTGAACAGGGTGATGGGCAACCTCCGATTTTAATACCTCAGGCATCTCCAACACCAAGAATACAACCAGAAATGCAAACTCAAAATTCTGGAGTTATACAACCAACTGATCCATATGGATCATCAATCCCAGGAGCATTATGTCTTGGATCTTACTGTGCATTGTCATGAATCTAATAGCTCCTAAAAATTCATTGATCTCTGAGATTAGAGA